GACTCTGCATCTAATCCGTGGATAGCTTTCAAGTCTTGAGCAAGTTCAACTGAGTAGTCTGCTCTTAACGCTCTACCTTTAGCTTCAACAGCAATTCTGTCGATGCTGAATGCCATTTCCATGAAGGCATTGTTAGCGTTACCGTCTCCTAGAGATTCTAAGTTAGTTGTAGTAAACTTAGATGATGCAAGGTCGTAGTTACCTTCTGTTGTACCACCACCAGTAGCATCGTTGATTAAACCTGGGTTTTTCTCAGTTGTTGCTGTTGGAGGAGTACCACCTTTAGTTCCAGAGAACTGTGCATCTGGCTCATTGAAGAATGCTTCATCACCAGTTTGGTTAGTATATCTACTTCTCATCGCGAAGATAAGACCAGTAGGACCAGACATTGGCTGAACGCCTGCGATGTCATAAGCAATAAGCTTAGGCATAGCACGACGGATTAGAGAGATGAGTATTGGGTCGAAACCTGCAACTGCACCTGCACCAGTTGTCTGTGTATTGATAGGACCAACGTTAGTTGGAGCCTCTGTAAGAACGTTACGCTCTTCTTGTAGAGCACGCTCTTGGTTTTCCAAGAGGATAGCGGTTACTGACTTACGATAGTTGTCCTTAATTTCAGGAAGACCATCATGGTTAAGTACTGGAGCCCACTTTTCTTGGAGTTGTTCTGCATTAAACATGCTAGATTTTCTCCGAATTTTGTTTGGGTTTGCAGTATATTAAAGTCTCTTAGCTAGTTCAGCGACATAATTTGTCATTGACTCACTAAGCTGCTTTTCAACTTTAGTAGTAGGTTCTTCAGAAGAGATTTCTTCTGCCACTTTAGGTTTCTCAACTCCAAAGTAACTCTCTTTGATTTGACCTAGCTTCTCACGATACGACTCTTCTGTCTTGAATTCCACTGCGTCTGCCAAAGTTGCGAACTTATCTTTCTGAACTTCTGCAAGTCCTCTTGATAGTTCATTCAAAATCTCATTTTTACGATAAACACTTACGGCTTCATGTAATGCAATGTTCTTCTCGACTTGCTCATTAAGTCGGGTCTCCATTTCATCAAGTTTCTCATCCATTTCAGCGACTGCATCAATGCTCTCTTCTGGGAGATTGATACCACTTTCAATGAACAATTCTTTTAATCCTTCCATGAATGACTCTGTTACTTCAGTGCGGAGTCCCTTGTCAATAGCAAGTTCGTTCTCGGACATCCACTCTTCACAGGCATAGGATAGGAAATTCTCTATACGACCAGTAAACTCCTCTTTGATAAGTTCGAGTTCTTCACCGATCCTGCGTTCTGCAGTCTCCTTAAGTGCTTCAACTTTCTCAGAAACCTTTGCAGTTACAGCGGCTTCAAATACAGTTGTTGCTTTCTTTTGGAAATCTTCGTCAAGGTCTGCACCAGACAATACTGCCTTGATGTCTTCACTGACCTCTCCCTCGGAGATTGTCTCTCCTTCTTTTTCTACATCGTCAAAGATCTTAGCGGAAAGTCCACCAGGCATTGCTGATGATGCACCACTAGGTTTTGTTTGTAGTGTAGAATCTTTTGTAGCACCTACAGGAGCGGCCGCTTTAGCACCAACGTTATCTGGTCCTTCGGGTTTTTCCTTTGTGCTTCCACCGACTTCAACAGCACTGTTTTTTAGGTCGGATTTTTGCTGAGGTACTGCACCTTTCTTGATGGCTGCGTCGCCAACAGCTGCGTCTTCCTCGATTTTCTCTTCAGGAGCCGCTTGTTCTGCGATCACCTTTTTGAATTTTTCATCAATACTAGACATTTAAGTAACTCCTTACGGGATAATTAGACTGCATTTATAATCTATAATTTATTTATAAATCACAAACTTCTGAGAAATTGATCGAAAGCTCTAATCTTTCTCTCAGCAAGCTCTTGTTTTGAGGGAGCATTGTCAAGTGATTTCTTGACAGCCTCGATTTGTGCTTCTTTAATCTTGCCATCTACAAGCGTCCACTCCTTACCTTCGTATATACCCTCAACGAATGCATCGGGTGCGGAAGGATCTGCTACTATATCTGCAGCAGTGGAAAGAATGAAGTCGTCGGCTACTACGGATGTAGTACCCTCTTTTTTAAGAGAGCCTAAACCTCGTGAAGAAACACCGAGTTGTACCCCTTCCTCAAGCAAGTTCTTTGCGATCTTACCCATAGGGGTTTCTAACAACTTTGCCTTACCAATGAAGTTTTTACCTTCAGGCATCAGCTCAACTATTTTGTGTGATACACGATCCAAGTTTATTGTAGGACCTTCGGGATGACCAAGTTCACCAAGTGCTCTTCCGCGTCGGACGAACTCTTCGTTATACTTGTTGACTTCACGTGCCATAGTCTCGTACTTGTACATACGACCATTACGGTTTGTGATTTCTGTCTGAAGAAATACTCCTTTGATAAAGGTATTTTTCTTACCGTCTTTGTCTTCGGTAAGTACCTCAACAGGTTCTATCTGTTCAGTTATCAGTTTCATCATTGTTTTCCTTCTCGGTATCATCATTGCGATTTAAAACATCCGCTGTTTCTTCTGGTGATGCTTCGCCTTCTGGAGGTAATCCAGTGGCACCATCATCAGGCACATGCGGAAACATTTTATTCGCAATATCTAGTTTACTAGCATCAACTGCAGCTGCAGCTTTTACTTGCAACATATCTTTGAGCTTGCCAAGAGCACTTGCATCTTGTCCTCCGTCCCAAAGTAAATCAACGATTTCTCGTTCCTGTGTAGCCATAATGTAACGTTGTCTAACTTTTATTTATTACCGTTGCTATTTTGAGCCGCGGGTTTTTGCTTTGCTTGTTGGATTTGAGCCTTCTTCATCTCCTGATCAAGCTCTACATTTTCTTGGTCTGCATCTATCTGTTGTTGATCTGCAGCAACCAATTGTAATGGATCTATTGCTCTACCAGACTTAATATCGTCTGCCATTTCAATGTCGATCTCTTCCATCTCAGATTCAGTTTGACCTAGAATTTGAGTACGGATATACTCCACTGAGAAGTACTTGCCGATGTAAGGATCCATTTGTTGAAGAACATTCAACTTCTCTGTCATCATCTCTAGGTTCTTAAGTTCCGTGAAATGATTATCGTACAGATAGTCGTACTGGATATGCTCTTTCATATCATCCCAGTCTTCAGGAGTGATAACTCCTTTCAGGATGAGCTGAGTTTTTAGAGTATCATTAAAGATATCACTAAACTTCTTGCGGAGTTTACCCACAAACTTAGTGAACTTTAATTCGTCTCTAGTGATCTCAGATGACCTTCCAAGGTTAAATGATGTAGTAGAATCTAATCTACCTGCGGGAACATTTAACGCTTTGTAAAGTTTTGTTTGGAAATATTGCACATCTGTTAATTCTCCAAGGTTTTGTCCGCCTGGTAATGTGGTAATTTCCGTTCCTCTACCCCCTTCTCTACGTGGAAGCCAGAAATCTTCCATCATAGACATGTATTTCCTATCATCTCTGATCTCACCAGTGGCAGCATCGTACACTAATTTGTTACGATACCTTCCCATAACTTCACGTAAGTATTGTTCTGCCTTAACTTTAGGTAGGTTACCTACGTCAATATAGAATATTCTACGCTCTGGTGCTCTTGATATCCTGTAGATAACAAGAGAATCCTCAATCATTCTAAGTTGATTAAGAACTTTTATACCTTTGTGCAAGTAAGATAGTACAATATTTCTATTGGTATCCATGATACCTGATGTCACATAGGTGATTGCATCCTTTGCAATTTTAATTCCACTGTTTGCAGAAGTGTTGTTTAATCCTTTTGGATTGTATATAAAGTATTCTTCTGACTTACCAAAGTCATACTTCATAAACTCGTCTGCAGTTTTTGGTTTGTTTATCTGCCTTACTTTCTTGATCTTTGATGGATCAATATATCTTACTTCTAATATACCTTTTGCAGGATCATCTAAATCAATTACTTTGTGATAATATAAACGCCCATCAATGTACCATCTACGGAACATCTCATGGGCTTTACCATCAAAGGCGAATAGATTTTTTATATATTCAAACTCGTCTCTAATTAAATTCTTTACTGTGTCACTAACCTCAAGATTATCAAGGTTGACATGCACTGGGCTGTCATTTTTATCAGCAACTATTGCTTCATGTATAATATCTTCAATGGCGGAATCCACTTCTGGATGCATCGCCATTTCTCGATACTTTTTCACCATGTCATATTCAGTCTTGAAGTTACCGTCTAGATCAAGATACTGACCATAGTAACCTCCTGCAATATAACTAGTAGCTCCGTCCTCGCTAGAAGGAGCTATCGGAGATGGAGCACGATCCTTATCCGTTAGCTTTTTCTTAAACGAGAAACCGAATAACTCTGCCATAATATTTTGTTTCTGCTTACCTAGTATTTAGCTAGCTTGTAGCATCGTCAAATTCTCTACCTACTAAATTGTCTCCTACATCGAAGGTCTCGTGGTATTGATATGCAAACTCAACATCGAATTCTTCATATGAATCGTTGTTGTCGTATGCAACTGAAATTTGTGATACGCTAACTGGGAATGCCTGTACTAGTTTGTACTTACGAATAACTTGAAGATTACCTGCAGCATTGCCACCTGTTATCTGTGCGTCTGATCCGAACTTATCAAGTTGTGAGATTACTATATCTTCCCAAGTATCAACAATGTCTGCAGTTGCAGTGTTTGAATCAACTCCGTTAGTTAGAGAAATCCATTTTTCATATGCACCTCTAAGTGCAAATGTGTCATCCATGTAGAATGTTGCTGTCCATGTTTCATAAGTCCTATCGCCAGGTACTTTGATAACTCTTCCTCTAAAAGGAAGTTCAACTGTACCTACGTTAGTTGCTGGTAATGCAGCAGACTTACACATGTATGGAACCTCGGCTCCATTTGCTCCAGTAATAGTTGGAGATGTAACTCCTGTTGGGAAGTTGTGTTCGACTGAAAAGAGGTTAGGTCGTACACCACCCCTTATCGCTTTTTGGAATGATAGAATTCCTAATGGTGTTGTTGCCATTTCTAATGTGCTCCTTTAATTATCTACGGGGTATAACTTCTTCAAAGCTAACACCAGTACGGGTAGCAACGAAAGTTAAAGTTATAAAGTTAATTGAGCGTGCAGGCTTGATATAGAAATCAGCCTTAAACTCATTACTGTCAACGACATCGGTAGTATTGTTAGTACTGTCACAAATAACTTTGAAGTCGGTAACACCTCTTTCGGCTTGTACACCTCTAAGGTATGGTTCGACAACATTCTTGAAGTTGTTTCTTGTGAATTCGTCGTTCAGTTCAAAGAGAACCCCCTTCGCAGCATTACCGATTGTCTTCTCAAGAACTAAGAATAGACGACGGACGTTGATGCGATCAAAAGCAGATGGTGAAGCGAGAGCAGTTTTGTCTCCGAAAAGAACAATACCTTGACCAGGTAAACTGGTAATAGGATTAATTCTCTTCTGATACAGTGAATCTCTTTCGGATTTGGTTGGTGAGTATGCTAGTTTTATAGCACCTTTAATTGCACCACGGTTTAAACCTGC